AACAGTGCTCCTTTCAATTCTCTCCAGTCTTGTGATCCCAGCTCCATCCGAACAGCTCGTTCCCGTCTTCGCTCAGGTAAAGCACCTGATGGTCATTCAGATCCTTATCCGTTTCCTCACCATAGCTTTTCGTCTTGTCCAGTGCGATGAAGACCTGCTTCCCAGACGGCTCCGTTTTGATGTATTGCTTTACGATAGCCCCGGTGGGCGTATCTCCGATATCCGTCAGCAGGAAGGAATCATGGATGAAAGCCGGGAGGTCGGTCTTTGTCAGTATGCTCAGATCATAAATGATCAGGTTCTTGTAGTTGTTGCCGGTTCCCCGGTTTGTGGAAGTGCCGAAAGTATAGCTCTTTCCGTCTTTCAGGTCGAGACGGGGAGCTTCTCTTTCCGGCCCGAGGATCTCATCGCTGATCCGCACCATCTGTGCGTTGATCTCCCCGGCGATACGGGGGAGTTCCTTTTCCTGCGCGGCCTTCAGCGCGGCGGCAGCGGCTTTGTGGGCATCGTCCACGTCCTTGTTTTTCTGGAAGCTGTCTATCTGGGCGTTGAGGTCGTTGATGCGCATTGTAAGATCCGAGTAATTCTGAAGGAACGGCGTGGGCAGCCTGGTCGGAATACCAAGGGATCGGTACTGTTCCTCCAAAGCTCTGATCTCTGCATCGAGGTTATCGATGGAGGACTGGAGCTGGGCACGTTCCTCTGACATTTCCGATTCCAGTACAGCCCGGAGCCGCTGATGGAAGTCCTCAATGCTCTGTAATTCCACAATGTTGACATCCGGGAAGAAAAACGCCAGATCCCTGATGTCGCCTCGGGTGACGGCCGTGTGCCCGTCTATGTTGATGTAAAGAGCCTCCAGCTGTGATTTCAGGCGGCTTCTGTTCCTGCGGAGCGCGGCAAGCTTCCTGTTAATGGCTGCCGCCTCATCCGAACGGGAAAGGTCAGCCTGCTCCACTTCACGGTCCTTTGACCGGATTAGATCGTTCAGTTCCTCCTGCAGCTTGTCCCGCTCCTCCGTTGCCTGCTTCAGAGCCTTTTTCGTGGTGATGTGCCGGACAAGGTGGTATTTCTGGGCGGCTTTGTAGGCTTTTTTCTCTTCGGCCTTTTCCTTCTCATTTGCTTTCAGATCCTTGATCTGCTGTGTCTCCCCGAAGAGCCGCTGCAGGGCAGTGATCGCCTCAGAGTCCTTTTCTCTCGGTGTGTTATGAAGCGGCTGGTGCTCATCATGATTCGGCCGCCCATAAACGCGGAAGTACCTGCCGACAATATTCCGAAAGCTGATGTTCTCGGATTCTATCCTGTATTCGTTAAACAGGAACTTGCAGTATTCATCTACCTTAAGCGTTTCATCGGTGAGGACATACGGATTCAGGTCATGCTCCAGCAGGGCGGGTGCATCTTTGGCATTCTCTTCATTAAGCCTGATACGTTCGAGCCTTGCTTCCTCTTCAGCCCACGAGCAATTCTCACACAGATAGACGACATCCTTTTCGATGGTCTTCCGGCAGAAACGGTGCATGGTGTCCCCAAAGCGGAAGGTGAAATAGATCTCGTGTTCCCCGACAAAAATGTGCGCATCGCTGTCCAGATAATCGATCCCTCCAAAAACATAATCGATGATCATAAGGAAGGTACTCTTGCCGATAGAGTTGCTTCTGGTCTGTGTGCCGAGGACAGCATTTAACCCTGCATGGAAACGGATCGGAGGACGAATTTGACCGTCCTTCCCGCCAGTACGGAAACGGTCACACCAGATTTCATAAAGCATTATTCTGCATCCTCCTTCCCGATTCTCAAAAGACTGTCTCCGTTCAGATCGATCATTCCCAGGGCATAAAGGCAATCCAGGACCTCGAACAGGTCGCTGAGGTCTGTCACTTTTCCTTTCGTGTACCGGTAAACGTCACTGATCTTCTTCGGTCCATTCTCAAGATAGTGCAGGACGAGAGGCAGCTTGGGCAGGATGCTCTCATTATAGGATATTACTTTACTCGGAAATAGCATCAAACACCTCGCAGCTCTGGATGAAATAGGAAACCACTATGGCACAGATCTCCACATCTTCATCCGTGTTTCTATGGAGCCAGTCCACCAGCTTGTCAAAGATGACCGTCTGGGACAGGGGCTCACCATCAAAAGTCGTCTCATCGAAATCTATGAACAGGTTCTTGATCTGGGCGGAAAATACCCGCTGCCGGAGAACCTGTTCCTTGTTCAGGTTTTTCAGATTGTTTTCGACCAGGCTGTAGTTCTCGCGGACATTCTCCAACACTTTTTTCAGAAGCTTCCGCTGTTCGCGGGTATCGCCCGGAATCTTCTGCCGGACTTTGACCGGGTCATAGTTCAGGCGGAGTGCATCGAGATCGTCATCGCTCAGTTCTATAAGGTCATCCTGTATTTTCCGAAGGAGCCTGTCCACACCTTCTTCAATTACGTGGCGCGGAAGAATGCTGTTTGTCGTGTCCTCAATCATGAGTTCCTGTTTTTTCTGCCGGAGAAACTGGAGCGATTTTTCATTTGAGGAGCGTCTGACTTCGGCCAGATACCGTGCATGACAGGCCGGACACAGAGCGATGAGGTTTTCAAACACAGGAGGTTGCATCCCGTCAATCAGGGTCGGGACATAGTTGGGAACGGCAGAGCCATCTTCCGTGATCTCCCTCAGCTCGTTGGTGCAGCCTTTGGATGGGCAGAAGCCGTGGGTCTCCAAAAGGAGCCGAGCGCCGAACTGGTCACGCACAGCCGGAGGCAGAGAAGTACTCATAACTGTGGAAAGAGACAGCTGCTCAGGCTGTTGGTTCAGCCCAATGATATCATCGAGGATCTTTTTGAAGAGGTCGGCGCATCTGTCATTTACATTGTAGGCGGTGACATCCGGGATGTGCGGTTTCAGTACTTCGGTCAGGTCCTCCAGGGTTTGTTCAGAAAAGGTAAGCAGATAAGTCGAGAACTTTGCCGGTTCTATGTAATCGTGCATCTGCTTTACCACTTTGGGCGGAAGATGGTGTTTGGTGTCATTGGGATTCACATACTTCCGCAGTGTTGGTGCGCCCTTGTCGTATAGCGGGTTTATGAAACCCGAGTTTTCCGGTGGCTCCAGAATCTGGTCGAACAGTTCACGCATGAAGACAGCGATGTCTTTTCCTCCGCCGAGGATATCAAATATCAGGTTGAAAAAAACTTCAAAGGTCATGCCTCGCTCTGTCCTTCCTGCAGATTTGGCGCGTCATGGCGCGTCATGGCGCGTGGTGTACCGCCTGTATTTTTGAAATGGAATAAACTCTAAATGTCTCCTGGGGATAAACGGTTGGAGAGATTTAGATCGACGAAAACCGTCGTGGGAGCTGCCCTGACTTAATTACAGGGCAATCAAAAAGGGCAGCACATAGAACCGCCTGATTACAGTATATCAGAAAATGCGCTTTTTACAACGGATGATGTGTAAAAACATCTCCCGAAACCGAGAAAAAGATCTGAAATCTGTAAATGCGAAGATGATGACCGAAAGGAGAGGTGAGCGGGATGCGAATGAAGACGCAATTTTGGAGCAGGGGCCACCGGGTGTGGTCTTTGGCGACAACAGCCGTGGTCGCCGGCGCTAACGACCAGAAGCGATTTCAGCAGTAAGCTAAACACAGTTCAGGGGAACACCGGTCCGTAAGTCCGATAACCCTGAAAATAGGAACATATCAAAAACAATATCTTAAGCCGGATGCATACGGCAGCGGATGTTCAGACGATAAATCCAGCTTGGCAGCTTGTACAGCCAGTACAGGCGGCCGGCATGGACGGATCGTAAGGACACCCTTTGTCGTCATGCCCGGCTTTCTTTATGCCCTGTGCCTGCCGCCATCGGTGTCCCGCAGAATGTCCCTGCCTTATGCGTCCGCAGAAAGGACGCAAGATGAAGAACATTATTAACGAGAACATCAATGGCGGCAGCAACATCATCTCGACCATCACCGAGAATACCACCCTGGGCGAACTGATCAGCATCCTTGGACCTGTCAGCAAGGCGGAAAAGACTCCTACCTCGAAGAAGCTGGCTGAAGAAGCCGGGGAGCCGATTGCATCTTATCCCGATCCGTTGGGATACGGAGACGGCATTCTGGTCTACTCGAATGGCTACGCGGTCTACGACAACGGCTCCGGTCGCACGGTTGTCTGGGTGCCGTCCTGCACCTCCTTCACCTACTATTTCGACAAGATGAAGGAAAGCGAGAAGGGCGGCGAGATCAAGCAGAACATCGAACTGCCGGAGGGCTTTCTGGAATCCCAGCCCTGGGTGCTTGCCCTTACGCTGATCGGGAATCACAGGGTGGAGCAGAACAGCATGAATCGCACGGGAAGCAGGACGGGTACCAAGGATTATGACAGCGATGACAACGGCGACAAGGACGGCGATGCCGAAGATGCGCTTGAGAAATCCTACCGTAATGAGTACAACTGGCGGGAAGATCGTATCGGTGAAGACCCGCTGACCATCTACATCCGCAAGGAGACCAGGCGCGAGATGCTGGAGAGCATGACCGATAAGCAGCGCGAGGTATTCATTCTTTATTATCAGTATGGTTACACGCAGCAGGAGATTGCGGACATTATCGGTATTTCTCAGAGAGCGGTAAATTACCGTCTGGAAGGAGCAATTACGCATGTGAAGAAAGTTTATAAAATTTTTTGAAGGTGATACTTCTAAAACACCTTCTCCCACGACAGTATATGAGAGGACCTGATTTCCTCCCACCAATCTGACATACGGACGGCTGCAGTTTTCGGACTGTGGCCGTTCGCTTTGTAATCGGGAAAGACCCGAAGAAAGGAACCGTACATGAAGAAAGTCCACATTGAGAAACACAGGAGGGTGTTCATCTGCTCGCCGTTCCGTCCGAGAGGCGCTACGGTCGGACAGAGGGCGGAAGACCTCCGGCACAACAGGCAGTTGGCGCGGCTTGCCTGTGGGTACGCTGTCAGCCTCGGCTGTATGCCGATGGCTCCGCACCTGTTCTTCCCGGAATTTCTGTCCGAGGATGTGCCGGAGGAGCGGGAGGCGGGCATCCGGTTCGGCCTTGACTGGCTGAGCGGCTGTGATGAGCTCTGGGTCATCGGGAACAGGATCACCGAAGGCATGAAGCGTGAGATCGCCGTAGCAAGGGAACTGGGTATCCCGGTCAAGCAGCATATTCCGTGCCTGGTGCTGGAAGGGGAACTGCTGGATGCATTCTTTGGAAGAAAGCCTTCTGAGCCTGATCCCGGCTACGAGGAGGATGACTGGAATCCCCATGAAGATGATGAAGAGGAGGGCCTGATCTATGACGGAGACTAATGCGGCTGCTGTGAATACAGTCGAGAAGAAGGAAGTGACTGTCAGCTGGAGCAAGTTGACGGATGGAGTCGGCCTGGTGTTTGCCGGGGTGATCTCGATGCTGGAGGCGCTGGATGCCGGCACAGCGAGGGACATCATGAACAGCATCAGCCAGGGTGGGAAGAAGGAAGGTGAAGCCAATGATGCCGAGGATGCCGGAACCGGAACTGTGGATGGTGATGCTGGGGCTGATGTTGCTCCTGTGGCTGATACGGCTGGTGCAGTAGAGGCGGAGCAGCCTGATCAGAAGGAGAAACCCGCTGAATCGAAGTCAGCAGATACACCCGCACCGTCCGTCACCCAGGACGATATCACGAAGATCATCGTCCAGAAGCTGAAGAAGGATCGCTCCAACAATGAGAAGATCGGCGCGATCCTTAAGACCTACGGTGTGGCAAAGGTGAGCGAGCTGCCTGCCGAAAAGTACGAGGCTTTCCTGACTGACCTTTCCCAGCTTTAACGGGAGGTCTGCCTATGCCGGAAGCACACGCGCTGTTAAGCGCATCCAGTTCAAAGCAATGGCTTCACTGCCCGCCATCGGTCCGGTTGCAGGAGAGCTTCCCGAATGAAAGCTCCGTCTATGCCGCCGAGGGCACCTTCGCTCATGAGGTGTGCGAGTACAAGGTCAGGAAGTATCTGCACGAGAGAGTTAAGCGTCCTCAGTCTGAGGAGTTTTACACGGAGGAGGTCGATGCGATCACCGATGTGTATGCGGAGTTCGTCATTACGATTATCGAAGAGATGAAGCGTAATGGCTGCGAACCCCTGGTTTTAGTGGAGGAGCGGGTGGACTACAGCCACATCGCTCCTTCCGGTTTTGGTACGGCTGACATGCTGATCGTCGGAAGGGATGATCAGGGAAAGGGGCTGCTCCATGTCTGTGATTTCAAGACAGGGCAGGGCGTGTTTGTGGACGCAGAACACAACAGCCAGATGATGCTATACGCACTCGGAGGCTTGGCCGCCTATGGCTATATTTACGAGATCGAGACTGTCCGTATGAGCATCATCCAGCCGCGCCTTGAGAATATCTCAACCTTTGAATGCAGCCGGAAAGAGCTGGAGGACTGGGGAGAAAGCATCAAGCCCATCGCAAAGATGGCCTACGAAGGAAAAGGAGAGCAGAAGCCCGGCGACTGGTGCCGGTTCTGCCGTGCCAAGCCTGTATGCCGCGCCTGCGCGGATGAAGCACTGGCGCTTTGCCGAGAAGAATTTTTGGATCTCGACGCAGGCGCGTTTACAGACGATATACCGGAGACCGATATGACTGCTCCCTACAATCCCGATACAGACACAGCGGTGTTCAAACAGCCGGGGCTGATCCCGTTGGACGAGCTGGCAGGTATCCTGCCGACGCTGAACCGCATCAGTTCATGGATTGAGTCTGTGTTCGCATTCGTATCAGCAGAAGCAATCAACCACGGCGTCCCAATCCCCGGCTACAAGGTGGTCGAAGGCAGGAGCAAGCGAGTCTTCACAGATACCAAGGCTGTGGTGGACACAGCGGTGGCAAACGGCTACACCGACCTATACAAACGGCAACTCATCACTCTGACCGAATTTGAGAAGATGATGGGCAAGAAACGGTTTGCGGAGCTGCTCGGTGAGTATGTCGCCAAGCCGCCTGGAAAGCTGGCGCTTGTCCCGGAGGACGATCCGAGGCCGCCTGTTGACTTAAGCAGCAATCCCGATCAGGAATTTGCAGTCCTGCCTGACGGGGAATAGAAGAAGGGCTGCATCATTATTTGAAATCCTGCGCCGGGAAAGCCCTGGCGCGATTTTTATGGAGGTTAAAAAGCATATGGCAAATAAGTCTACATCCCCTACCAAGGTGATCATCCCCTGCCGCATCAGCTTCGCCAACATCTGGGAGCCGAAGTCGATCAACGGCGGCGATGAGAAGTATTCCGTTTCCCTCCTGATCCCGAAGGAGGACAAGGCGACCCTGACCAAGATCCAGAAGGCTGTGGAAGCAGCCAAGGAGGATGCGAAGGGTAAGAAGTGGGGCGGCAAGGTTCCGGCCAATCTGAAGCTCCCGCTCCGTGACGGCGACATCGACCGTCCGGATGACGAGAACTACGCAGGCCACATGTTCCTGAACGCCACCAGCAAGGACGCTCCCCAGATCGTTGACCGCAAGGTGCAGCCGATCCTGGACCCGATGGAGTGCGGCTCCGGCGACTACTGCAATGTGTCCGTGAACTTCTACGGATTCGCGGCATCCGGCAACAAGGGTGTGGCGGCCGGTCTGGGCAACATCCAGAAGGTGAAGGACGGCGAGCGTCTGGCGGGTAAGGCTTCCGCAGCTTCCGATTTCGATGAGATCGAAGGCGAGGATGACGGCACCGATGTGTTCGGTGACGATGTTCCCGATTACCTGAAATAAGCGCACAGCGGATGGGAGGGGAAGTTCCCCTCCTGTCTGCGCTTTACAAGAGCCCCCCAGGGATTATCCGGGAGATTTTCCTTGGAGGCTCTTTTAAGGCGCAGATGGTTATTGCGAACAGAAAGGAAGGTGATCCTTTGAATGAGAAAAGACGAGTCCTGTCCATAGATTTGGAAACGTACTCTGATGTAGACCTCGGAAGCTGTGGTGTGTACCGCTACGTTGAGGGAGATTTTCATATCCTGCTTTTCGCCTACGCATTTGACGATGAGGAAGTGCGTGTGGTGGATCTGGCCTGCGGAGAGGAACTGCCGCAGGAAGTCCGGGATGCTGTTTTTGATGAATCCGTTATCAAAGCCGCCTGGAATGCGCAGTTCGAGCGCACCTGTCTTTCACAGTTCTTTGGTACCCGCCTCTCCCCTGACTCCTGGCAATGTTCGATGGTCTGGGCGGCAAGCCTGTCGCTTCCTCTGAAATTGAAAACGGCGGCGGAGGTGTTGAAGACCGGGGAGCAGAAGGACGATGCCGGCGAGAGGCTGATCAAGTATTTCTCCGTTCCCTGCAGGCCGACCAAAAGCAACGGCGGCCGGACTCGGAACCTGCCGGAACACGCGCCGGAGGACTGGGAGCGGTTCAAATCGTACTGCAAACAGGACGTTCGGACGGAGCGGGATATCCGGCACAAGCTGGAGGCGCTTCCGCTGAAACACTCCGAGTGGGACTTCTACCACATGGACCAGAGGATCAACGACCGAGGCGTCCTGATCGACAGGACGCTGGTCGAGCAGGCCATCACCTGCGACCTGATGCTGTCGGAGGAGATGACAAAGAAAGCCTATGAACTGACCGGCTTAGAGAATCCGAATTCCGTATCCCAGCTCAAAGGCTGGCTGGAGGAACGGGGCATCGCTATCGATTCCCTCGGCAAGAAGGATGTGGCCGCCATGATCAAGGAGATAGATAAAAACGGTCTGGATCAGGAAGCCCTGGATATGTTGAAGCTGAGATTGCAGATGGCGAAGTCTTCCGTCAAGAAATACCAGGCGGCAGACAGATACATCTGCAATGACGGCAGGGCGCATGGCCTGTTCCAGTTCAGCGGAGCCAACAGGACGCAGCGATGGGCAGGCAGAGGAATCCAATTACAGAACTTACCCCAAAATCATATATCCACCCTCGATGAAGCACGGGATCTGGTAAAGATGGGCTGCTTCGATATGGTGGAGAGCATTTACGGAAACACGCCTGATATTCTGTCACAGCTGATCCGCACGATGCTGATCGCAAAGCCGGGACACATCTTTACCATCGCGGACTTCTCCGCCATCGAAGCCCGTGTCCTGGCGTGGCTTGCTGGGGAAACCTGGCGGCTGGAGGCATTTCAGAGAGGCGAGGATATTTACTGCGCTTCCGCATCGCAAATGTTCGGTGTGCCTGTTGTGAAGCACGGCATCAACGGAGAACTGAGGCAGAAGGGCAAGGTTGCCGAGCTCGCCTGTGGATATGGCGGCGCTGCCGGAGCCCTAATCAGCATGGGCGCTTTGGACATGGGTCTGAAGGAATCGGAGCTGCCGGACATCATCGACTCCTGGCGCACGGCCAATCCGAAAATCGTCCAGTTTTGGTGGGATGTCGAGCGGGCGGCGGTCGATACGATCAAAGACCATCAGGAGCGGAAGGTTGGCAGGGTCGGCTTCCAGTTTTACGCAAACACACTCTGGATCGTGCTTCCCTCCGGACGGAAACTCGCCTATATCAAACCGAGGCTTCAGCCTAACCGGTTCGGTCGCATGGCGGTTACCTACGAGGGACTTAACGCAGCGAACAAATGGGCGCGAGGGGAAACATACTCCGGCAAGTTGGTGGAAAACATCACCCAGGCAACAGCACGGGATCTTTTGGCAGAAGCCATGTGGCGCATGGAGCAGGTAGGACTTGCTATTGTCGGTCATGTCCACGATGAAGTCATTTTGGAAGTACCAGTTGGATCCATCACCGTGGATGAGGTCTGTGCCATCATGAACCGGAATCCCGTGTGGGCTGACGGACTCCCTTTATCCAGTGCTGGTTATACTGGAACACATTATTTCAAGGATTAGCAGCGAAAACCGCACATTGAAAGCGGACATTCGATATCAAAACCGTACTTTGACCGGGGTCAGCGATGGCTCCGGTTACATATTTTCAATCACAAGGAGGACATACATCATGAAACAGGGCAGAAATTTACCCGCAGTACTTACGGAGCTTCAGCGGCAGAATGCGGCGAAGCAGGACTTCATCGGACCGGCTCAGTCCTTCCATCTGGACGAGGACGGAACCACCTTCGGCATCACACACCTGAACACAGGTGAGCAGGAAATCTTCGACACGACCGATCTGTTCCACAGGCAGGTCGGCTCGGCGCTGAACATCCCGGCGAAATACTATGACATGATGCGCTTGCAGAAGCCGGAGCTTCTGGCGGAGAATGTCAACGCCTGGTTTGGGGATAGTGAACAGTCCTATATGATCCGCAGCATGGATTATGGCAATGGCCGTGTCGCCCGTGCGCTTCTGTCGGACCGCTACCGCCGCATCGACAATCTGGAAGTCGCATCGGCGGTTCTTCCTCTCTTCGTGGGAAAGGAAGAGATGGAAGTGGTCAGCTGCGAAGTGACCGAGAACAAGCTGCATATCAAGGTGGTTAATCACAAGCTCGAAATGGCCGTCGTTCCCGGCGACTATGTGCAGGCCGGTGTGGTGATCAGTAACTCTGAGGTTGGCCTTGGCGCTGTGTCTGTGCAGCCGCTTGTATATCGCCTGGTCTGCACCAACGGCATGGTGGTCAACGATTTCGGGGAGCGCCGTGCCCATGTCGGCAGGGCGGCGAAGGCTCTGGAAGACAGCTTCAGCATCTATTCGGATGAGACGATGGAAGCGGAGGACAAGGCTTTCATGCTCAAACTCCGTGATACCACGATGGCCGCCATCGAGGAGGCTCGATTCGCACAGATCGTCGGAAGGCTCCAGGACAGCACCCATGCGAAGATCACTGGCAGGGTGCAGGATGTCATCGAACTGACTGGCAAGACCTATGCGCTGAATCAGCCGGAGCAGGACAACATTCTGAACTATCTGATCCAGGGCGGCGACCTCTCCCTCTATGGTCTTTCCAATGCCATCACACGCGCTTCGCAGGATGTAGAGTCCTACGACCGTGCCACTGCGTTGGAGGGAATCGGCTGGCAGGTGGCTACCATGCCGGAGGCACAGTGGAAGGAGATCAACGCATGAGCCATGATACCGAATGGGGCTGTGGCGGACATCATGTCCGTCATGGCTCCTACGAGGAATACGATCATTCCGACCAGGAAATCTATGTATACGACCAGTGCTGCGGGAACTGCCGGTTCTTTTGCGGCAGCGAATACGGATCAGAGTGCGTAAGACCGGGAGCAGATGAGTTCGATAATCCTCCTGATAACGGCAGCGGCTGGTGTGAATACTGGAAAGGCAAAGGTGGCCGGTATTGAGAGAATATGTTGTAGAGAATGAATTTGTCAAGGCCGTCCGCAAAGCCGGAGGTGTTGCTTACAAGCTGACCAGCCAGACCGCGAACGGTCTCCCTGATCGGCTTGTTCTTTTCTTCCCGGCAAAAACCTTGTTTGTGGAACTGAAGGCACCGGGAAGAATGCTGCGTCCTTTGCAGCGAAAGAGACGGTTTCAGCTGATGAAACTGGGATTCCCTGTACTGTGCATTGACAGGCTGAGTCAGATCAAACCGGCCATCAATGCGATACTCGCCTGGACACCCGGCGAGCCGTTCCCGGAAGGAGTCGGCGCGGAGGTGCCGGAGCTGGAGATCACCACGCTGCCGTCTGAGCAAGGAAGCCTGGATGACCTTGACGATTACGGAGATACCTTGGAGATAGAAGACCCGTCCGAACTGGCAGGTTTTTATGATCTGGATGAAGAAGGGAGTACATGATGAACAACACAGGAGTTCAGGAACAGCCAAGAAGCATGGTTGTGTTCCCGCCATATAACCCCAAGTGCTGCCACTGTGTGATCCGGAACGGGATACCGTGCTGCGGCCTTTTTCATGAGATGTGGAGATGCAATCGCAACTGTCCGTATGCGCCGATCCGTTTTCCGGGAAGGGTGAGGGTGCCCTTTGGCATTCTCGGATGCTGATCGGAGGTGGCGCGATTGAGATTCAAACCACACGAGTACCAAAGATACTGCATCGACTATATCAAAACACACCCGATATCTGCCCTGTTCCTTGATATGGGCTTGGGAAAAACAGTGACGACCCTGACCGCTCTCCGGGATCTGATGCTGGATGATATGGCTGTTTCAAAAGTGCTGGTGATAGCCCCGCTAAGAGTAGCGAGGGATACATGGCCTGCGGAAGTGGAGAAGTGGGATCATCTGTCCGACCTTGATGTTTCCGTTATTGTGGGAACAGTAAAGGAACGGACGGCGGCGCTGAACCACAATGCCATGATCTATGTGATTAACCGGGAAAACGTGAAATGGCTGGTGGAGTATTACGAGAAGAACGGGCTGCGCTGGGACTTCGACTGCGTGGTCATCGATGAATTGTCATCCTTCAAAAACCACCAGTCACAGAGGTTCAAGTGGCTGCGGAAGGTGCGGCCTTTTGTGCGCCGCTGGGTAGGCTTGACCGGCACTCCGACCAGCAACGGGCTCATGGACTTATGGGCGGAGATCGGCATCCTGGACGGCGGTGAGCGGCTTGGACGTTTCATCGGCCGGTTCCGGGATGCTTATTTCAAAGCCGGTTCCATGAATCCGCAGACTGGCGTGGTATTCTCATACATTCCCCGTCCGGGAGCGGAGGAGCAGATCTACGACCGTATTTCCGATATGACCATCTCCATGAAGGCGCTGGACTATCTGGATATGCCGGAGTGTGTCTATGTCAACCATGAGGTGCAGATGTCGGGAGCGGAGAGAAAGCTGTATGACCAGTTAAAGCAGGATCTCATCATCCCGCTGGAGGACGGCGACATCGATGCCGCCAATGCCGCGTCCCTGTCGAACAAGCTCCTGCAGATGAGTAACGGAGCCGTCTACGATGAAAATGGGGAAGCCAGAAACATTCACAGCCGGAAGCTGGAAATGCTGGAGGATCTGATCGAAGCGGCCAATGGTCAGCCTGTGCTGATCGCGTACTGGTTCAGGCATGACAGGCAGCGGATTTTTGATCATCTGACGGCGGCGGGATACGCGCCGAGGGATATCCGGGAGAGCCAGGACATCAAGGACTGGAATGCCGGGAAGATACCCGTTGCCATGATCCATCCGGCAGGAGCCGGACATGGCTTGAATATCCAGGAGGGCGGGCACATCCTGATCTGGTTTGGACTCACATGGAGCCTCGAACTGTATCAGCAGACGAATGCCCGGCTCTGGCGGCAGGGGCAGAGCGAGACCGTTACGATCCATCATATCGTTACAAAGGATACGGTGGACGAGGACGTGCTGGCTGCGCTGGCATCCAAGGATGTGACGCAGGAGAAGCTGATCGCCGCAGTAAAGGCGAGATTGTAAACACACAGGCTGGGGAGAAACCCGGCCTTTCATATTTTCAGGAGGTGAAGAAAACTTGGGACGCAAGAACAAACGCAAGCGGACGGATTACCGGTCGAGGCTCGGTTTCAATCCGTGGAAATATATAACGCCGGCAGCGGAGCCGGTCAGACGATACAGGAACACATCCCGCACTCCGCAACGGGGAGACATCTGGTTTGCCGACCTCGAACCCCATGCGGGGACAAGCGTGCAGGGCGGCTGCCGTCCTGTGCTGATCGTGTCGAACGATGTCGGTAACACCTATGCGGAGACGCTGAATGTGCTGCCGATGACGAGGCAGCTTAAGAAGCCGAACCTGCCGTGCCACACGGAACTGGACCCGGATGTTATCACGGACAAGCATCAGATGATGGATAATTCCATGATCCTGGCGGAGCAGATCACGACTATCAGCAAGGATCAGCTGAGAAACTATGTGGGCAGAATCGAGGACAGGGATCTGATTGATTCCATCGACCACGCCGTTTCCGTCCAGCTCGGTCTGGTACCCATTTCGCTGCACAACGAGGAAAGGAGCGCAAGTGTATGAGCGCAAAAGTGAACTTTGTAAACATCCCGCAGGAACTTAAAAACAATGCGTCCTTCTGCGTGTGGAAACTGGAAAAGCGCAGAGGGAAACCCACCAAGGTTCCCTATAATCCGAGGACCGGGCAGCTTGCGAAGACCAACGATCCGTCTACCTTCGCTGACTTCGGCACGGCAATGAAAGCCTATGCGATGGGCGGCTGGGACGGCATCGGCTATCGTGTTTCCGAGGGCATCGGTGCTATCGACATCGATCACTGCATCCGGGAGGACGGGAGCCTCAACGATGTGGCGGCGAGCATCCTGGCATTCCTGCCGGACGCCTATTTCGAGAAGTCTCCGAGCGGTACCGGCCTTCGCGGTTTCTTCCGCCTGTCTCCGGATTTTGCCTACGACAAGACCGTCTACTACATCAACAACCGTCAGCACGGATTGGAAGTCTATCTGCCGGGAACGACCAACCGCTTTGTGACTGTCACAGGTGATGAGTTCCGCGCCGGCACGGTGACCAGGAACGATGAGGCGCTGCAGAATCTCCTGGACACCTTCATGAAGCGGAAGATGCAGGTGTCGAATCGTACTGTCGAGCCGTGTTCCTATCTGACCGATGAGCAGGTCATCGAACACGCTTCCAGATCGGAATCCGGGGAGAAGTTCAAAGCCCTGATGGATGGACGCTGGGAGGAAGGCTACGACAGCCAGTCCGATGCGGACATGGCGCTGGTTTCTATCCTGTCGTTCTGGTGCGGGAATGTGGAGGAGCAGATCGACCGCATCTTCAGAACTTCTGGACTCATGCGCGACAAGTGGGATCGGCAGACGGGTGATCGCACCTACGGCCAGATCACCATCCGCAATGCGGTGTCCTCGAATGATACGATTTATCGCCCGATCCGGGAAACCACATCTGCGGAGGATGATTTTGCCGATCTGGATGATGAGGATGAGCATGCCAGCTTCCGTCCTGATCTGAGCCGGGTTACCAAGACGCTGGAGGAGCTCAAGCCGCAGTCGGAGGAGAAGTACAGCAATGATGAAATCGGTATTGGTAATCTCTTCGCTGATTATTACAAGCCGATTGCGAGATTCAATGCCGACCGTGGTATCTGGTATGTCTATGACGGCTCTGTCTGGCAGCCGGACGAGAATGCCCTGGCGGTAGCAGAACTTGCAAAGAATCTGGCAAATAAGCTCTACCACTTCGCCGGGGATATCAAGAACGAGGATACGAGAACCCGCCTGATCAAGAGGGCGGTAAAGCTGCAGCTCCGGAAGCACAGGAAGACCATGATCGAGGATGCGAAGTCCGTTCATCCTGTAAAGCACAGGGTTTTTGACCAGAATACAAATCTGTTCAACTGCAAGAACGGGACGCTGAACCTGACGACAGGCGAATTCCGTCCGCATGATCCGGAGGACTTCATCACACTGATGTCCGGCGTGACCTATGACCCGGAGGCATCGTGTCCTCGCTGGGCGCAGTTCATCACAGAGGTCATGATGAATGATTCCGACCTGGCGGCATACCTGCAAAAGGCTCTCGGTTACGCGCTGACCGGGGATACTTCTTTGGAGTGTCTCTTCATCCTCTACGGAGCCACCAGTCGCAACGGTAAGGGTACCACGATGGAGACCTTCCTGCGTATCATGGGCGACTACGGCAAAACCAGTAACCCTGAGATGCTTTCCACGAAGTTCGGCAACACCAATGCATCCGGACCGTCCGAGGAGATTGCGCGTCTGGCCGGAGTGCGCTTTGTGAACATCTCGGAACCGGAAAAGAAGATCACCTTCAATGCCGCGCTGGTTAAGAGGATGACCGGCAACGATACTCTGAATGCCCGGTTTCTGCATGAGAACAGCTTCGACTTCAAGCCGAACTTCAAGATTTTCATCAACACCAACTATCGTCCCAACGTCAGTGACATGACCCTTTTTGATTCCGGCCGTCTGAAGACCATCCCGTTTAAGAGGCATTTTGAGGAGCATGAGCAGGACAAGGGGCTGAAGGCTTTCTTTGCCGAGGATGCCAACCTGTCCGCCATCTTCAACTGGTGCCTTGAGGGATACCATCTTTTCCGCGCAGAACAGCTTCATGATCCGCAGGCAGTCATCGATGCCAACACGGAATACCGCGAGGACTCCGATCGTATCGGACAGTTTGTTTCTTCATGGCTGGAGGAAGGCGAGGCTTATGAAGTCCGCACTTCTGCCGTCTATACACGGTATAAGGACTGGTGCGATAAGCATACCTATCGCCCGGAGAATCAGCAGAACTTCAACAGCGCCATCCAGCGGTACTTCGAGATCAAGAGGAAGCGCCCGGCTGATGGGGGAAGCGCGACAACTATGCTCCTGGGCTGCCGGTTCCGTGAATATGAAAACGGCGAGGAACCTGTGGAGGGTGATGTGTTGCAGGTTGGGAAGGATGATTTTCCTGTTTTGGGATAAGCATTCTCGCCTTTTTCCCCTGCATCGTCCGGCGACAGGGCAGGTCTGTTCCGCGGTAAGCCCGCGACAGCAGATTTGAGCCCGCAACAGCAGATTTGAGTCCGCGACAGCAGATTTCTTCCTGTGTTGCGGCGCGGTGCAGGGAAAAAACCCATTTTTCTATTTTTCATTTCTTTATAGGATTTTACTGTTTTTATTAGCAACATCATGCAACAAAAAAGAAAATAGAGGAAAGAGAATACCCGGATATGCCTTGGACATCCATTGCATGAGCCGACTATGTGGGCGACGACAAAGGCGGCAGCGGCAAAGGATGTCAGGTTCATCCGGGCATCAGGAGGTGCGATGAAGTTGATATTTGTGATCCTTGCGGCGGTGGTTTTTCTGCCGCTGCTTTTGTTTGGAGTCATTTTTGTGTCAATCGTCTGGTCGCACAGGCCGGATCTCTCAGTATCCGACATCATGAGAGAAGCGGTGAAAGAAATCAAAGAATCAAGAGCCGGGAAGAATCGACAGAAAGGGAAAACATTATGAGCAGAATTATTACTTGTGAGCAGGTCAGCAATGGTCATCCCGATAAAATCTGCGATCAGATTGCGGATGCGATTGTGACGGAGTGCCTGCAGCACGATCCGAAGAGCAGGGTCGCAATAGAAGTCCTGATCAAGGACAACCACATCATCATCGCCGGCGAGTTGACCAGCGAACACAAGCCGGATTACAAGGCTCTGGTTTACCAGGTCTTTGAGAGGATCGGGATGCAGAAGATGGACTATGGAAAAGCGGTCGATTTCAGGGATTCATTTTTCCTCGGTCCCGATATCGGCATCCTGGTGAAAGAGCAGAGCCCGGATATCGCTCTCGGTGTGGATAAGGGCGGAGCGGGAGATCAGGGCATGATGTTCGGTTACGCCACCAATGAGACGGCGGAGCTTCTGCCGATCCCCTTTGTGGTGGCGACCCGTTTCCTCCAGATTCTCAAAGCGCATCCGAGCCGCATGTTCCGCGCCGATGCGAAAGCCCAAGTCAGCTATGACTACGAATCCGGGAAGATCACAACCTTCCTGTGTTCGGTTCAGCATTCCCCAGATGTGGACCCCGCAGATTTCCGCCATATCATCGAGGGCATCATGGTATTGGCCGCCTGTGAGAACGGGCTGAATACCGACTTTGAAAAACTGGTCAATCCGACCGGCCGTTTCGTTATCGGCGGCAGTTTTGCCGATTGCGGCGTGACCGGAAGAAAACTCGCTTGCGATACCTACGGTGGTGTCGGTCATATCGGTGGAGGCGCGATGAGCGGGAAAGACCCATCCAAGGTGGATCGTTCCGGCGCCTATGCTGCGAGAAAGATTGCGGTGGATATCGTGAGAGCCGGATATGCGGATAAGTGCGAAGTCCAGATCGCCTATGCCATCGGTGTGGCGGAGCCGGTCAGCATCTATATCGAGACCTTCGGAACCGAGCATCAGGATAAGGCGTTTCTGGAAGCCTTTGTGCGCGAGAACTACGACCTGACCCCGAAAGGGATCATCAAAAGTCTCGATCTGCTGAATGTGGATTATAACAAGGTTTCCGCATACGGGCACTTCGGAAAAGCCGGTCTTCCGTGGGAGTCCTAAAAAATAAAACTTTTTTTTCGAGGCATACTTCTAAAACAGCCTCTCCCACGACAGTATATGAGGGGAGTTGTTTGACAGCCCGGAATCGGGAAACAGCAACTCCCCTCCCGATAGGAGATTACACATCATGCCATCACGACCGAAGACACCATGCCGGCATCCCGGCTGTGCGGCGCTCGTACCATACGGTACCAAATACTGCGAGGTTCACAAACCGATGCATCCGGAGGAAGTGAGAAGTGCCGATGCGAGGGGATACACAAGGGCATGGCAGAAAGCAAGGAAGAAATACCTGGAAGCGCATCCGCTGTGTGTGGAGTGCATGAAGGAAGGCCGGTACGTCAAGGCGACCGACGTTGACCACATCATTCCGCACCGAGGTGACCGGACGTTGTTCTGGGATCAGGGTAACTGGCAGGCGCTCTGCCACCGTCACCACAGCATGAAGACCAGGGCGAACGACAACACACCGACCTACCACTACTGAGAAAGGAACCGATACATGAACGAGAAGAAAGAGATCAAGACCGTGGGGCTCGGCTTCTTCGAGGCACTGACCCTGCTGTTCGTTGCGCTGAAGCTGACCGGCGTCATCACCTGGAGCTGGCTGTGGGTGCTCAGTCCTCTGTGGCTGACCTTTGTCGTGGCTGTCTTCATCGCAGTCATCATCGTGCTTGTGCTGAAGCACTGAGCGGGGCAGGCGGTAGCGGCGGCCCCCAGGGGCCTGGGTCACTTCTCTACAGTGAAGTTTCCCACAGACCGCCGCCCCCTCTCGCGTTGAAAAACGCGAAATTGCAAGGCCCCCTACCCGGCAGGGTCCCCGGATGGGCTCCGGCAGGGTGCGGTTTACATCCGAAAAATGCTGTTGCATCCTTGATTTTCAGCGGTTTTTGGAATTCCCGGCTGGGAAAACCGCAGGCGCTGGCGGGTGCTGCATTTCGTTACAAAAACGCATGGGAATACGCTGTTTTCGAGCCGGAAACAAGCGGAAACTCAGGCGTTTTTTACATATTCGCATTATTACATGAAAACCCCGTGTGGGCATGGCACAAGGAGAGAGGCTGATGACCGAGGTACAGAAAGAACTGATCCGCTCCATGCGCCTCCAGGGAATCGGCTACCGGGCGATTGCAGGAAGCCTTCACCTGAAACTGAACAAGGTAGAGCTTTACTGCAAGACCCACGGACTCGCCGGGGACGGCTGGCTTGTCAGGCTGAACTATCCCGTGTGGTGTGAGCATAACGACCGCTGCCCTGTGTGCGGCAAGAAGCTGACGCAGCCAAAGCGCGGTCGGAGGAAGAAGTTCTGCTCCGGGAAATGCCGGACCGCCTGGTGCCGTGCGAAGCGGGCGCAGGAAGAAACAGGAGGAAGCGATGCTTGATTGGATCATGGCTGGAATCATATGCGTAACGGGCACCGTTTGTTTTGTGGCGCTTTTTCGTTTTACCAGGAAACGCGGTGAGGATTGTCCGCGGTATCCGTATGACTGCCCTTACTGCTGCCACGCAGTAGAGTGCATCGACATCATATGCAAACAGAACAGGAGGCGCGAGAATGCTGAGAAGAAGAAAAAGTGAGCCGGTCATCTACAGGGATGGTATGGCCCAGACAAATGGAGAACCCATTGAGGACATACCGGATGCTCCGGACAACGTGAACCATCCTGCCCATTACACCTATGGCTCCATCGAAGTCATAGACGTGATCGAGGGACTGGACCTTCCGTATCATCTCGGCAACGCGGTGAAATATATCGCAAGAGCCGGACGCAAGGACCCGTCAAAGACGGAGGAGGATCTCCGCAAGGCAATCTGGTATATCAACCGATACATCACATTTCTGGGAAAGCAGAAGAAGGGAGGCAGCGATGTGGATTAACGTTCCGCAGCAGACGAAGGTTATCGCCCGGTACGGGGCTGACGCACAGGCAATGGTACATATGGAGGAAGCCGCAGAGCTGATCCAGGCTGTTTCCAAGATGCGCAGGGCTGCCAATGCCGGGAAGAACGACGAAGCGGCACGATATAACCTTATCGAGGAGATGGCGGATTGCCTGATCTGCATGAAGCAGATGCAGGAAATCTACGATATCTCCGACCATGACATACAGATCATGGTGGACAGGAAGTGCAGGAGACAGGAGGCGCGGTTATGACGCTGACGGAAGGCTTTGTGAAGGACGAGATATTCATCGACTTCGGATCGGAGATCATGTACGGCGATGACCAGTGCTACCTGGATTACCCCTGCCGGTTTCCGACCGTGGGCTTCCAGTTGATGGCGACAAACGGGCTGGTGCAGATCGCAGACCGTATCCGCAAGGACACGGGTTTCAAACCGATGCACCCGATGGACGAGTTCACCGATGATACCTGTGACAACGAGGGCTGGTACGACTTCTATGTTGGCCTGAACGGTTTCTCGGATAACCACATGGATTCCTGTATCGAATTCATCGTGGTCAACGCCGATTCTGAAGATAACGAAGAACTGTACACTATCGACCTGACGGCTGAAGAGCAGAACGAGGTTTTCAAATGCCTGGACATACAGTGCCGGGACCATGAAGGGAAATCCTGCGAGGAACTGCTGAAGGAAGCCGAGGAGAGAATGAGGGAGGACATGAGTTGAAGATCATCAAACGGGATGGTACAGAGGTACCGTTCAAGACAGATAAGATCATCGCGGCGCTGGAAGCCGCGAACGCGGATGTGGTGGAGGAAGACCGCATCCCTACGGAACAGGCTGAGTCCATTGCCGGGAGAATCAGGGTGCGCTGCGAGGCGCTTGGCCGGAGTGTCAGCGTCGAAGAAATCCAGGACATGGTGATCGATGAACTGGATCAGGCCGAGGCGCACAGGCTTGCCCGGCACTACAGCGATTATCGTCTGCGCCACGAGCTTCTCAGGAAGCAGAACAGCACGGATGCCAAGATCCTGTCGCTCCTGCGCCATGACAATGAGCTGGCGAAGCAGGAAAACGCCAACAAGGACCCAATCCTGAATTCCACCATGAGGGACTACCTCGCCTCGGAGGTCTCCGAGGATATCTGCCGGAGATACATTTTCCCGGAGGATGTGATCCATGCCCATGACGAGGGTATCATCCACATCCATGACATGGGCTATGTCTCCGGTCCGATTTCAAATTGTGAGCTGGTCAACCTGGAGGATATGCTCCAGAATGGCACGGTGATCACGGAGACCCTGATCGAGAAGCCGCACAGCTTTTCGACCGCCTGCAACATAGCGACACAGATCATCGCGCAGGTGGCATCGAATACCTATGGCGGGCAGACCATTTCCCTGGCGCACCTTGCGCCTTTTGTGGATGTGTCCCGCCAGAAATATAAAAGTGAGATCAAAGATGAGTTCATGGCCATCGGCCGGGACTACACCGAGGATGAGGTCAGCCGTATGGCGGAGATGCGCGTGAGAAAAGAAGTGCAGCGCGGCATCCAGACCATCCAGTATCAGATCCAGACGCTCCTTACCACCAACGGACAGACGCCTTTCGTCTCAGTATTCATGTATTTGGGTGAAGTGGAGCCGGGTCAGACACGGGATGACCTTGCGCTGATTATCGCGGAGACGCTGAAGCAGCGCCACGAAGGAATCAAGAACGAGGTCGGCGTCTGGGTGTCGCCGGCATTTCCGAAACTGATCTATGTCCTGGACGAGGACAACATCACCGAGGACGCGCCTTACTGGTACCTGACCGTCCTTGCCGCGGAGTGTACCGCGAAACGCATGGTGCCTGACTACATCAGCGCCAAGGTCATGAAGCAGCTGAAGAACGGGGATGTGTATACCTGCATGGGATGCCGGGCGTTCCTCACGCCGGACATTGTAGGCATGGGCGAGAACGGCGAGCACAAATACTACGGCCGCTTTAACCAGGGAGCAGTGACCATCAACCTGGTGGATGTGGCGTGCAGCGCCGAGGGCGATGAGACAAAGTTCTGGCAGCTCCTGAACGAGCGGTGCGAGCTTTGCTTCAAGGCGCTCATGATCCGCCACAACACGCTGAAGGGGACGCCTTCGGACGTGGCTCCGATCCTCTGGCAGTACGGCGCAATCAGCCGTCTGAAGAAGAGCGAGAAGATTGACCGCCTGCTGTATGACAACTACTCCACGATTTCCCTCGGCTATGCTGGGCTCTGCGAGTGTGTGTACCGGATGAAGGGTGTTTCCCACACCGATCCGAAGGGGCATGACTTTGCCGTTGCGGTGATGGAGTTCCTGAACGACAAGTGCCTGACCTGGCGGGGCCTGACGAATATCAGCTTCAGCCTGTACGGGACGCCAATGGAATCCTCCACCTACAAGTTTGCCCGGTGCCTGCAGCGCCGGTTCGGGAAGATTCCGCATGTGACCGATAAGAACTATATCACGAATTCCTATCATGTCCATGTGACCGAGCCGATTGACGCTTTCAAGAAGCTGGGCTTTGAGGCGGAGTTTCAGGCTTTAAGTCCTGGCGGCGCGATCAGCTATATCGAGGTACCGGACCTGCAGAACAACATTCCTGCGGTGCTGGCTGTCATGCGGTTCATCTACGACAACATCATGTATGCCGAGCTGAATACGAAATCCGACTACTGCCAGGTATGTGGCTACGATGGGGAGGTCCGCATCGTGGAGGAGGACGGGAAGCTGATCTGGGAGTGTCCGAACTGCGGCAACCGTGACCAGAAGAAGATGAACGTCTGCCGCCGCGTCTGCGGCTACTTGGGAACGCAGTATTTCAACCAGGGCAGGACCGCCGAGATCGCCGACCGTGTGATGCACCTGTCTACTCGATAGGAGGTGCTTATGAACTACGGCGGCATCATAAAAAACGACATTGCAAACGGTCCCGGTGTCCGGGTGTCGCTGTTCGTATCCGGGTGCAGGAACCACTGTGCCGGGTGCTTCCAGCCGGAGACCTGGGACTTTGATTATGGTGATCCGTTCACCGAAGAAACTGAAGAAGAGATACTGGAAGCCCTGCGTCCCTCGTGGATTCAGGGTCTTTCTATTCTCGGTGGTGATCCGATGGAGCCGGAGAACCAGGAGGGGCTGCTCCCATTCCTGCAGAGGGTGAAGGCGGAGCTGCCGGAGAAGGATGTCTGGCTCTACACGGGATATCGTCTGGAAAGTGTGTCTGACTCACCAATGTTAGACCTGGTGGGCGTGGTGGTGGACGGACCATATATCGAAGCGGAAAAGGATGTCTCGCTTGCCTTCCGGGGGAGCCGGAACCAGCGGATCATCCATCTGCGGAATGGAGAAGCCTATGACAGATCAGAGAATGATTGACCTCGCTGCGGTCATCGGTGTGTACGCGATCTGCAATACCGGTGCAGTCCTCGTTCACGCCATCGACTACGGGGAGGATAAGGTCCTCGCATCCAACAACGGCGAGAATGCTGAATGGTGTGAGATGACGGAACAATACATGGAAACGAGCGGGGAGCTTGAGCTGGGATTCAACCTGGGCGAGCTCTTCATTCCGTTTTGCGAGGTCATGCGATTTTACGGAGGTACGAATTGAAAAAGACAGCAGAACTGAAAGTCCTGCCGATTTCCGTGCTGAAACCGGCTGAATATAACCCGCGCAAAAAGCTGAAGAAGGGTGACAAGGAATACAAGAAGATCCTCGACTCCATTGAGGAGTTCGGCTTTGCCGATCCCCTGGTGGTCAACGCTGACATGACGATCATCGGCGGCCACCAGAGACTGACCGTTGCGCAGGATCTTGGATACACCGAGGTTCCCTGCGCTGTGGTGGACATCGACAAGACCAGGGAGAAAGCCCTGAACATTGCGCTGAACAAGATCACGGGCCAGTGGGATGACCATCTCCTGGCGGAGCTTTTGGAGGATATCGCAAACAGCGGTGATTTCGATATCGGCAAGACGGGCTTTGACCCGCCTGAGATCGGGGAGCTGTTCAACAAGCTCCATGACAAGAATGTCAAAGAGGACAACTTCGATATCGACTCGGAACTGAAGCAGCCGGTCTTTTCCAAGCTGGGTGACCTGTGGCTTATCGGAAAGCACAGGGTCATCTGCGGCGACAGTACCGGCGAGGAAGTATACACCCGTCTGATGGACGGGCAGAAAGCAAACCTTGTACTGACAGACCCTCCTTACGGCGTGGATGTGGAAGAAACAGCAGGGAAGATCCAGAACGACAATCTGCCTGATGCGGAGTTCTATGATTTCCTGCTGTCCGCATTCCGCTGTATGCAGGCCAACCTTGCCGATGACGGCAGCATCTACGTCTGGCATGCGGACACCAAGGGTCTGATCTTCCGAAAAGCCTATGAGGACGCGGGCTTCTATCTTTCCGGGTGCTGCATCTGGAAGAAGAACGCCCTGGTGCTGGGCAGGAGCCCTTACCAGTGGATTCATGAACCGTGTCTCTTTGGATGGAAGAAGGGCGGCAAGCATCAGTGGTATGCCGACCGCAAGCAGGTCACGGTCTGGGAGTATGACAAGCCGAAGAGCAGCCCGGACCATCCGACCACAAAGCCGGTGACGCTCATGGCGTATCCGATGAAGAACAGTACCATGACCAACGGCATCGTGCTTGATCCGTTCCTCGGAAGCGGGAGCACGCTGATCGCCTGCATGGAGACCGACCGTGTCTGCCGTGGCATTGAGCTTGACCCGAAGTTCGTGGACTGCATCGTCAAGAGGGCGATCGCCCACAACGGCGGCAAATACGATGACGTGTTCGTGATCCGTGACGGGCAGAAGCTCCGCTTCGATGAAGTGGCGGCCTTCGAGCCGGAGGAGGTGCAGGATGAGTGATGTGAAATGCGTCCTCATCCATGACAACTTCCAGAACTATAAGGGGTACAGCATTCCGAAAGCACAGCTTGTGATCGCCGACATCCCGTACAACATCGGCACGGACTTCTATGCGTCCCGGCCAGACTGGTATGTGGACGGGGACAACAGAAACGGCGAGAGCAGCAAGGCAAGGAAAGCCGCTTTCAATACGGACTTCACGTTCAATATAGCGGAGTACTTCGCCTTCTGCAACAGGCTTCTGAAAAAGGAGCCGAAGACCGGGGAGAAGGACGCTCCCTGCATGATCGTCTTCTGTGCCTTCCAGCAGATCCCGGAGGTCATCCGGCAGGCGGAGAAGTACGGCTTCAAGAACTATATCCCGCTGGTGTTCTGCAAGAATTATTCTCCGCAGGTTCTTAAAGCCAATATGAAGATCGTCGGCGCGACCGAATACGCCCTGGTGCTGTACCGGGGAAAGCTGCCGAAATTCCGCAATACGGATGAGGACGGCAGGACGCACATGGTTTTCAACTGGTTTGACTGGAAGAGGGACGGGAAGGAGTATCCGAAGATCCATCCTTCGCAGAAGCCGGTATCCGTGCTGAAGCGCCTGATCGAGATTTTCACCGACCCCGGAGATGTGGTCATCGATCCATGTGCCGGGAGCGGGAGCACACTGCGGGCGGCAAAGGAGCTGGGGAGACACAGTTACGGCTTCGAGGTCTCCACGGAGTTCTGCCGCAAGGCAAAAGAGCAGATGCTTGGGGAGGCCGCTGATGCCTGAGCTGGTCAAAAGCATCGGATATGCCCAGGGAGAGATCATCCGGAACATTCTGAGGCTCCATGTGCCGGAGGGAAAGATCGACTGCGATCCGACCTTCAGCACAGGGGCTTTTTATAACGGGACCGGCATCGAGCCGCCGGCGCTGCGGTTCGATATCCGTCCCCAGGCAGAGGGGGTCGTGGAAGCGGACGCGAGACATCTTCCCTTGGCGGATGCATCCATCTCCTGCATGATGCTTGACCCGCCATTCCTGGCGACCAAAGGCAGGAGCCTCACAGCCGGGGACGGCAACCGGATCAACCGGCGCTTTGGTGTGTATCCCAATGAAAAGAGCCTGCATCAGTGCTATGCGGATATGCTCCGGGAAGCGTATCGGGTGCTGAAGCCGGACGGCATCTTGATCTTCAAGTGCCAGGACAAGGTCAGCAGCGGGAAGCAATACATGAGCCATGTGTTCATCATGAACACAGCGGTGGAGACCGGCTTCTATCCGAAGGACCTGTTTGTGCTGCTGGCAAAGAACCGGCTGGTCGCCGACTGGCAGGCGAGAAACCAGCTTCATGCCAGGAAGTATCATTGCTACTTCATCGTTTTTCAGAAGTGCGGGACAAGAATCGATTATGGAGGGAGACCAAATGTTCAAGAAGATAAAACAGTATAAAAACCTGATCCTCGTTGTGGGCATCGTCCTTTTGCTGATAGTGGTTATCGCATCTGACCCGCTCGGCTTCTGCGCCCAGCGTTCCCATGACAGGGCGGCGATACGAAACCAGATCGCTATCGAAAAAGCGGAGGCGGAAAAAGAGATCGCCATCATCAAGGCCCAGACTGATTATGAACTAAAACGCATCGGACAGGGATTGCCTGTGTCTGAGGACATCCCGGAGGAAGCAGCCACGGAAGGGGAAACGGATGAGTGAGAATAAAACATTGACTCTCGGAAGCCTGTTTGATGGTTCCGGGAGTTTTCCCTTCGGCGGCATCCTCGCGGGGATCGAGCCGAAGTGGAATTCAGAAATAGAACCCTTCCCTGTGCTGGTGACGCATAAGCGCCTGCCGCAGGTGAAGCATTATGGGGATGTATCCGGGATCAGCGGAAACGACCTGGAGCCGGTGGACATCATCACCTTTGGAAGCCCGTGCCAGGACCTTTCCATTGCGGGAAAGAGGGCGGGCATCCACGAGGGCGAACGCTCCAACCTGTTCTTCCAGGCGATCCGGATCATCCGGGAAATGAGGGAGAAAACCAATGGACAATATCCAAGATACTGCGTCTGGGAGAATGTGCCCGGCGCCTTCTCCTCCAACCGAGGAGACGATTTCAAAGCTGTCCTCGAAGCAGTTATCGGAGTTAAGGAAGAAGGGATCGAGGTGCCTTCGCCTGAGAATCACCGATGGCCTAAAGCGGACGTATATCTGGGAGACGGATGGAGCGTGGCTTACCGAGTTCTCGATGCTCAATACTGGTCCGTCCCCCAACGAAGAGCAAGAATCTACCTTGTCGCAGATTTTGCTGGCGGAAGTGCCGGAGAAATACTATTTAAGTCCGAAGGCGTGTCTGGGTATACTCCGCAGGGCTTCCGTGCGTGGCAAGGAACTGCCGGAGGTGCTGAAGAAGGCGCTGGAGAGGCAGGCGGGCGGCCTGACGATAGAGGTGGAACCATCTGTGTAAATACGCAGGGCAACAGCGGTGTCGGCATCACCGAGGAGAAGTCACTGGCGCTGGTAGCACAGGATCACGGAAACCATCCCGCTGTGCTGCAGTCGGCCGGCTTTTCCACGGAGCACTCTGCAAAGAGCCGGAGCATCGGCTACGAGGAAGAGATGTCTCCGACGCTCCGTGCAGGCGTGGTTCCTGCCGCGATGCTCTTTGATAACCATGCCCAGGAGGCGCGTCATGACGGACCGATGGAAATCTCGCCTACAGTAACGGCGAGATACGGGACGGGCGGCAATAACCAGCCGCTTGTGGCGGAGCCGGAGCCGGTTACGCTCAAAATCAGGGGTGGTAAGGAAGGCGGCGGCAAAGGCCCGCTCCTGACCCATGACAAATCTGCAACCCTCGGATGCAACAACGACCAGACGCTCTTCCAGCCGAAGGAAGCCCAGGGCTTTGACCGCTACAACGGCAGCGTCACGGGAGATGAGGCGCACACCCTGGATACAGGAGCCGGGGATACGGTTCCGATGGTCTTTGAGCCGAAGGAGAACCCGGAGATCAAAGCCTTCGGTGTGTGCAGCAAAAGCTCTCACGCCATGCTGTCGGACAATCCGCACAGCGGTTTCTACGAGGCGAAGACGAGCCGGACACTTGACCAGAGTGGCGGAAATGCTGTGAGCAGTAACCAGGGAGGCATCTGCGTTGTCGCTCCTGTGCCGGAGACCTACGATGTGCGATTCACATCCGAAGGGTCGAAGGTAACCAGAGGGCATGTGTATCCGACCGATACGGCAAGGACGCTCAGCACCGACAAGCCGGACCCGGCAAGCAACCAGGGCGGCGTTGCCATTCTGGAGAAGGAACCTGCCTATGCTTTGCAGGGCTCCATGATCGGAAGGGCGGACAAGAACGGACCGCAGGGCAGCGGCATCAATGAGGATGTCAGCTTCACCCTGACGGAGGCTGACCGCCATGCGGTCGCCGCGCCTGCCGATGAGCACTACTCCGCATCGAAGAATTCCTTCTTCATGAACCCGTCGAAGGAGCAGGCAGGAACTTTGGTCGCAACGGACTATAAGGACCCGCCAATCGTGAACGACACTCCGAATGACGAGCCTGTCTATATAGTACGCAGGCTGACCCCAACCGAGTGTGCGAGGCTCCAGGGCTTCCCGGACTGGTGGTGTTCCGACCTTGCCATCCCGGAGCCGACCGATGAGGAGCTTGCCTTCTGGACTGAGGTCTGGGAGACATGGCGCGGTGTCACAAAGCCGGACGGCAAGCCAAAAACGGAGAAGCAGATCCGCAAGTGGCTGGCTGATCCGTACACCGATGCCGCGGAGTACAAGCTCTGGGGGAATGGCTGCGCACTTCCGTGTGTGTATTTCGTGCTTTCGGGGATCGCCTGGGCAGCCGGACAAGATAACTGATATCAGGGGAGTCCGCTCCCCATTACATAGGAGGACAGAATGAAATTCATGATTGTTATGGCGGTTGTCCTGACCATCAGCTTTGTCATGGGTCTGGTGCTTGGCATGATCGCGTCAGATGAAGATCCTATGGAGCAGGAAAGGGACGACAATGACCAGATAGAATATCTCCGCAGCTGGAGAGAGAAGCGCAGAAGCTCCTGATCGTCACATTTACCCTGCTATTCACCGCATTTTTCGGGCACTGTGACAAATCTGAAAATTACAGCAGATTTATCGCAAACAGGCGTGGATAAGTCGGGGGAATGACGGTAATATGCGCATACCGCAAGAGGTGCGGAACCAAGAAAGGAGCGAACTGCCATGAAGAAATACGAAAAGAACATCGACGACCGCAAGCTGCTGGTCGCCCGCCTGAGCGAACTGACAGGACTGAATTCGCGTTACACTTTTGTGCCGCGCTGCGCCTACGAGATCGGCCCCTTCACAGTCGAGAAGGACGGCCGCCTGACGGTGGAAGAAGGCGCGGACGAAAACATCCTCCAGACCCTCATCTCTGAGAACATGATCGGAGAATGCATCGAGGAGACGCATCCGGTAAGCGCGGTGCCGACAGCACAGCCTTCCGGTGCGCCCACGCAGATCACCCAGCCGGATCTCGGAACGGAGGAATGGGGCGAGGATGACTGGGAAGAAGCGGAAGCGCCTGCAGAGACCCATGAGGAGCAGGAAGTGTGGCAGCCGGAGACGGACATCTTTGCGGAGATGACCGCACAGACGGAGGAAACGGGCATTGAGAAAACGGATACCGCAGAAACCGACCCCATTCCGGATGCGGAATACGACCAGGAAGCCGAAGAGGAATCGGCGGCGAGTCTCGGCATCCGGGATACGGATGAGACGGAGACCTTCCCGCTGGACGCTAGAATCAGCTTCCCGCTCTCAAAGCATACGGTCGCTTCCCTGACCAACCTGATCTGCATGATCCACACGAGAGGACTGCTCATTTCCAAGGCAACCGGCGGAACCTTTCATGCGGATAAGGAACTGGTAGATGACATCCTTGACCGTCACACCTTCAGCCGGCCGGCTGACCTGATCGCCTTTGTACAGGAATGGGATGGAAGTGACAACGGCCTCACAGGGCTTTCCTTTGATGAAGACAAGGTCATCTTCGACGGCTTCACGGGTGTGCGGGATCAGGATCACCTGCAGGCTTTCATGAAGCTGGCGGCGGCCATGAACAAGATGGCGCAGACGCAGAAGCGGGTGCAGGCCAAGGAAACGGATGACAGCAACGAGAAGTATTCCCTCCGCGTCTGGTTGGTGAGGCTGGGGCTGAACGGACCGGAATACAAGGCGGAGCGCAAGATCCTGATGGCGAACCTTTCCGGCCACGCGGCCTTCCGCACCCCTGCGGATGAGGAGAAATGGAAAGCCCGCCAGAACGCCAAGAAGGTGGCGCTGAAGGCGGCAAAAGCGGAGACTGCGGAGGCGGAATAACCCGCCTTCCGACTCCTGAAAAACCGGGCTATATGTACCAGATACAGCCCTGGAAATCAGCTTAATATCTGGTGGTATTTATCTCAGATTTATCGCGTTTAGGCGTGGACTTTTCAGCCTTTTAGAGTGATATATGTACACACCGAAAGGGAAAACACACACGGCAGAGCCGAAAGGAGATAACCACCATGACAGAGAAGACCGCACGCCAGATCGAGAACATGAAAGCGCAGACCTTCGGAGTTGAGGTCGAGGGCAACAACATCACCCGCCAGAAGGCAGCGAAGGTTGCCGCCGAGTTCTTCGGAACCGGACGCTACGAGAACACAGCCTACAGAAACGGCTACATGACCTGGAGCGCATGGGATGCGCAGGACAGGGAATGGAAATTCCAGAGGGACGTGAGCATCAGCGGACCGGACGATGAAAAGTGCGAACTGGTCACCCCGATCCTGACCTACGCCGACATGGAGACCTTCCAGGAGCTCCTCCGAACCCTCCGTCACGCAGGGATGAAGAGCAGCCCTTCAAGGGGATGCGGAGTCCACATCCACATCGGACTCAAAGGGCTGGACGGCAGAGACCACGACGCCAAGAGCCTCCGCAACCTGGTCAACATCATGGCCGCACACGAGACGCAGATCGGAAGGGCGATCCGCATCGACGAAGGCCGCACCGGACACTACTGCAAGGTGGTCGACCACAGGTTCCTTGACCGGCTCAACCGGCAGAAGCCGAAGACCATGCAGAGACTTGCGGATTGCTGGTACGAAGGCAACGGCGCGAACTACGGCAGAAGCCAGCACTACAACGACAGCCGGTACCACATGCTCAACCTCCACGCCAGCTTCACCAAGGGGACGGTCGAGTTCAGACTTTTCCAGTTTTCTGACCCGCACGACGGAAAGCGCGGCGGCATCCACGCGGGCGAGATGAAAGCCTACATTCAGCTTTGCCTTGCGATGAGCGAGCTTGCCAAGGAACTGAGCTACGCAAGCCCCAAGCCCCAGCAGACCGACAACGAAAAATACGCCTTCCGCTGCTGGATGCTCCGGCTGGGCTTCATCGGAGAGGAGTTTGAAACAGCCCGCGAGATTCTCCTGCGGAACATGGACGGCAACGCAGCCTGGAGACAGGCCTGCTGAAGCGGAAACAGAACACATAGCGCCTTGCCGGGGAAACCCGGCTTAAGGCAGTGAAAGGAGGCGGATGGCCATGAAAGAATATAAAGTGCTGATTACGGAGACCCTGCAGATGACCGTGATTGTGGAAGCGGAGTCGGAAGCACAGGCCCATACGAGGGCATCCGACGCATGGAAGAACGCGGAGTACATCCTTGACGCGGACCATTTCCAGGGCGTGGAGTTCCATGTGCTTGGCGAGGCGGACGGCGATATCAGCGAGAAGGATCTTGCCCGCATTGAGCGGAAGGGCGGTGAACCCTGTGAATGAGTTCTGGGATAGGTTCAGACTGGTGTCGCCGGCAGACGAGGAAGTCCACTGCATCGCCTACGGGAGCAACCTGAACGTAGAGCGGATGAAGAGCCGCTGTCCGGGTGCGGAGGTCATAGGCACATCGATGCTCGGCGGATACAGGCTGCTTTTCAAGAAGAGCATGACCGGCTTCTACGCCACCATCGAACAGGATGCCAACTGCTTTGTGCCAGTGGTGGTCTACAGGATGACGGCGGAAGACGAGGCGAGGCTCGACCGGTTTGAGGGCTATCCCAAATACTACTACAAGAGGGAGTTTCTCCTGCCCGTGTGGAGCCTGAAAGGACGCAGGCTGAAGAAACGCCGTGAGTGCATCGCGTACATCATGCACGAGAAACGCCTGCTCGGAGAACCGACACAGGAGTATTACCGACTTCTGGACGAGGGCTACGACTACTGGGGTTTTGAAAAAACATATCTGGAAAACGGGCTGAAAAGCAGCATCGGGAACAAGGCCGCGAAAGAGTGGATAGAAGAATATCGGAGGGAATGCAGATGACAAAGAAGTATTACATAGCCTACGGGTCAAACCTGTCCGTAGAGCAGATGGCCCACCGCTGCCCGGATGCGAAGGTGGCGGGCATGGCGGCGATCACGGACTGGAAGCTGGTCTTCCGTGTCCATGCGACCATAGAACCCGCCGAGGGCAGGACCGTTCCAGTCCTGCTCTGGGAGATCAGCGGGAGGGATGAGCGGAACCTCGACCACTACGAAGGTTATCCGGTTTACTACCGGAAAGAGGACATGACCGTGACCATGACCGATCTTGACGGGAAGAATCCGCGGGAGATCACGGCAATGGTCTACCTGATGAATGACGGACATCCTCTGAGGGAGCCTTGGAAGGGCTACATGGACACACTGGCAGAAGGCTATCAGCGGTTCGGATTCAATCCGTATCAGCTTGAGCTTGCTCTGAAAGAGGCGAAGGAGGGTGCGGCAGATGAGTGAGATGATCCGAGTCCTCCTGGTCGAGCCTCACAAGCATCCGCGGCTGGTTGAGGTCGAACATACGCTGGAGAACCTGCAGATGCTTGTCGACGGCGACATTGCCGCAAGCTACCCCTGGGATGACCTGGTTGGCCTGGTCTATGACGATGACGGGAAGTTTAAGGAAGGCAATGAGGCAAACCGGGCGCTGGAAGATTACGATGTGCTGGTCGGACCGTTTTTCATCTGCGGGCTTTCCTGCGATGACTTCGCAAGCATCCCAGATGACCTTGCGCTGAAGTTTGCGGAGAAATTCTGGATGCCTGAGTCCTTTCTGAGATTACCGGACGGGCTGATGGTGGTCCGTGAGGATGACGGCACACAGCCGGGAGAGGAGTTCCTGCATGATGTGGATAGAAAAGCTGTCGAATAAGAACCCCTGCCCGGAAGCCTGGCAGGATAAGGGGGAGAACGGATACCCGAAGAGCGAGATGGGTTATTTCCGCTGCGATTACGACGGCTATAAATGGTGGAACACCGTCTGGCCGGTCAACCGTGAGCTGGAGACCCCGGAACTGATCAGGGAGTTCGATTCCCTGTACGATGAATTCCTGAAAGTGTTTCCGTCGAGGGAAGCGATGGGCGTTTACTGCCGCTCCCATGCGGAGCCGACCTCAGACCCGACGGAATTCAATGTCTACCTGGAACTGGAGCATGGCTTCTACTGGCTCCGGATGATCACCAGGAAGGGCGACTACAACCTGTATCTCCATTGCTTAAGCAAGGCTGCCCTTGCCGGGAACAAGGGCGGTCAAAACGATGATGAATGAGAGGAGCGTGTGAAAAATGATGGACTTTCCTAACAGAGAGACAGTAGAACATATCCGCAGGACCTATCCGGCCGGGTGCCGTGTGGTACTCGATGAGATGGATGATGTCCATGCGCCGCGGATCGGGAGCCAGGGAACCGTGACCGGAGTCGATGATACCGGC